AAGATAGAACAAGCAACACAAACTCTTACAGCAGGTACTAGTAGCTATGCAGCAGAAACATCAGCACTAGAAATAGTAGACGCTTTTATAAGAACTGATAGTGGAGATACTGATAAACAGTTTGATCAACAACTTACAAGAATATCTAGAACAGAATACAACCATCAAGCAAAAAAACTTTTAAGATCAAAGCCTACACAATTTTTTGCAGATAAAGGTACTAGTGGTATAAATATAGTTTTATGGGCAACACCAGATGATTCGCAAACATATACTTTAGTTTACGATTATATAAAAAGAATAGAAGACGCTGGTTCAGTTGCTTCTAACAATGCAGATGTACCAGCTAGATATTTACCATGTTTAACATATGCTTTAGCTTATAACATAGCTTGTAAAGAGCCTGAAGCTTTAAATAAAGTTAATATGATCAGAGGTAGATATTTAGAACTATGGGATGAAGTTTCTGACGCAGATAGAGAAAGAGCTGCAGTAAAATTTGTTCCAGGTGGAACTGTTTATTAATTATGGCATATGCAAAAGCTTCTAAAGCACTAGGAATTTGTGATAGATGTGGTTTTACATTTAAATTAAAAGAACTTAAATATGAAGTAGAAGATGAAACAAGAAATGGTTTAAGAGTTTGTTCAGATTGTTTTGATCCTGATCATCCTCAGTTTCAAGTGGGAAGATTAAATACATCAGATCCAATGGCTTTATTTAACCCTAGACCAGATTCTGGAGAAAAAGATTCTACAGTTTATTTTGGTTTTGAGCCAGTTTCAAGCACAGGTATAATTTTACGTGGAGAAACAGGAGTAGTTAAGGTGGTAATAGAATGACCTATTCAGAATTAAAAAGTTTAATACAAAATTATTTAGAGAATACTGAAACAACTTTTGTTGCAGATTTACCTAAGATCATAGAACAAGCAGAGGTTAGAATACTTAAAAGTGTAAAGTTACCTGTATTTAGAAAAAATGTAGAGGGTTCTGTAACTTCTGATAATAAATATTTAAATACTCCATCAGATTTTTTAGATAATTTTTCTTTATCTATAACTAATTCAAGTAGTCAAGAATTTTTATTATATAAAGATGTAAATTTTATAAGAGAAGCATATCCAAACGCTTCAACTACAGGAGTGCCAAAACACTATGCTTTATTTGATAATACTACTTTTATATTAGGTCCTACACCTAATGCTACTTTTACCGCAGAATTACATTATTTTTATAAACCAACTTCTATAACTGCAGGTGCAGATAGTGGTACAACATGGTTATCAACTAATGCTGAGAATGCTTTACTATACGGATCTTTGTTAGAGGGTTATACTTATATGAAAGGTGATCCTGATTTAATGCAAGTTTATGAAAAAAGATATGATCAAGCTTTAGCTAGATTAAAAACTTTAGGAGAGGGTGAAAATACAAGAGAACAGTACAGAGATGGAGTTTATAGAGTTAGAAGAACATAATGTTTAATGTAGATGTTAAATCTGGTGTAGGTGATATAGGAGTAAAAACAACTCATAATAAAGGTCTTAGTCCTGAATATTGGACAGAAAGAGTAGTAGAAAGATTAGTATCAATAAGCGATAATGCTGATCCTATGGTGAAAGCACAAGCTGAAGCTTTTAAAGAATCAATAACTAATTTAATTCTATTATATATGAAACAAGCTGTATCAAGTGATAGAGCTACTGTGGCAGGTTTATTAGAAAAACAAGGTCATAAAGATATGGCTGAAATTATAAGGAGATTATAATGGCGATAACGCAAGCAATGTGTACATCATTTAAAAAAGAACTTTTAGAGGGTGTGCATAATTTTAAAAACTCAGGTGGTAATGATTTTAAACTAGCACTTTATACAAGTTCAGCTAGCTTAGACGCTTCTACCACAGCATACACTACTTCTAATGAAGCTAGTGGTACAAACTATACAGCTAAAGGAGCTTCTCTAACTAGAGTTGATCCCTCTACTTCTAGCACTACAGCACTTACAGATTTTGCTGATTTAACTTTTAGTAATGCAAGTGTTACAGCTAGAGGCTGTTTAATATTTAATGACACTGCTTCAGGAGATCCTGCAGTTTGTGTTTTAGATTTTGGAGCAGATAAAACTTCTACTGCTGGAGATTTTACAATACAGTTTCCTACAGCAGACGCTTCAAATGCAATAATTAGAATAGCTTAACTATGGCAATAATTAATGGTTGGGGTAGAGGCACTTGGGGAGAAGGTGCTTGGAGTAATCCTTTACCAGTTGATGTTACTGGAGTTGCTGGTACATCAGCTTTAGGAAACGAATCAGTTTCTATAAGCACTGTTTCAGGTGTTAGTGCAGTAGTTGCTACATCTGGTTTAGGTGATGAATCAGTTACAGCAGCAGCTAATGTAGCAGTTACAGGACTAGTTGGAACTTCAGCACTAGGTAATGAATCATTAATTACAAATAACAATTTATCAGTTACAGGTTTTGCTGGAACAACATCATTAGGGGATGAAACAGTAACTGCAGACGCTAATTCTTCTATAACAACATTAGACGCATTAGCTCTAAGTTTAGGTGGAGTAAATGTTTGGGGAGCAATAGATACTTCACAAACACCAAATTATAGTAATATAAGTACATCTCAAACGCCTGATTGGCAAGAGGTGGCATAACAAAGGAAAATTATGGCAACGTATGTAAACAATTTAAGATTAAAAGAAATAGCTACAGGTGATGAAGCTGGAACATGGGGTACTTCTACTAATACAAATTTAGAATTAGTTGGAGAGGGTTTAGGTTTTGGTACTGAGGCTATTACAACAAATGCAGATACTCATGCTTCTACTGTAGCTGATGGTTCAGCAGATGAAGCTAGAGCTATGTACATTAAATATACAGGCACATTAGACAGTGCTTGTACTATAACAATAGGACCAAATACATTAAAGAGAGTTCATTTTATAGAGAATGGTACATCAGGTAGTCAAAACATAATAATAAAACAAGGTTCTGGATCTACAGTAACTATTGGTCCAGGAGATGTTAAGGTAGTTTATCTAGATGGTGCAGGCTCAGGTGCAGCAGTAAATGACGCTTTTGCAAGTTTATCAACAGTAGATTTAAAAGTTAGTGATGATTTAACAGTTACAGATGACGCTTCTGTAGGTGGCGACTTATTAGTAAGTGGTGAAGTGCAAACAGCAAATATAGGTTTTACAGATGGAGATAACGCTATCACAATAGCTGATGGCGGAGGTATAACAGCAGCAGCTGGTATTACATCAACAGCTGCTTCAAATACTTTTGGAGCTACATCTTTTAATGACGCAAATATTACTAACGTTGGCGATATTGCTTTAGATAGTTTATCAGCAGATGGATCTAGTATTTCAATAGCAAGTCCTGTAGTAATAAATGGCTCAACACCAACTTTAACTATAGGTGACGCAGGTGAAGAAGATACAAAATTAGTTTTTGATGGTAATGCTCAGGATTTTTATATTGGTTTAGATGATTCGGCAGATGATCTTTTGATAGGTAATGGTAGCACTGTAGGTTCTAATGTAGCTATTGGTGTTAATGAAAGCCAAGTTGTGCAATTTAATGGAGCATATACATTCCCAACATCAGATGGTAGTGCTGATCAAGTATTAAAAACTAATGGAAGTGGAGCTTTATCATTTGGCTCTGTATCTGCTGGCACACCAACATCAATAGCTGACGCTGATGGTGACACTAAAGTTCAATGTGAGGAATCCTCTGACGAAGATAAAATCAGATTTGATACAGGTGGTTCAGAAACAGCGTCTATAATTAGTACAGGTTTGCTTGTCGGTGGTGGATTTAGTGGTGGTATGTTTGAAAATGAAGCCTGTAATATTAGAAAATCAGGTAGTAATGATGACGCAGTTTTAGCCTTAGATTCAGATACAGGTGACGCTTCTTTTTACAGATACATAAGGTTTTACAAAAAGAACGCTAATGAAAGTTTGGCAAAACTTGACTATGACGCTTCTGGTGACACTATTGGATTAGCTGTAGAATCTGATGAAAGATACAAAACAATTACAGGACCTGCTGATGGTTGGAATTTAATTTCTAAACTAGAGCCAATAAAATATACAAGAGCTCCTCTTCTC